GTGGGCAATCAGTTTATGATTAAACACCTTGAAACCATCACCGATGAAGACCGGCTGGATCACTTTAAATTGTTTGCCAGCCGGTTTGAGATTGTGGGTTAATCAATAAAAACATGCGGCTCAAAATCTCCGAGCCGCTTTAAATGATACAGCGTATGACTAGACGTATTACTCACTGCATCAATCGTTTCACCGTTGAGCAATCGATCCAGCTTCTCATAACTGCCCGCTACCGCCCGACCATCTTGACGGCTCAACCCGTTTAAATACTCAATACCCGCTTTTTTCTGATACTTCGGCTCAAACGTTCCGGCTAGAGGGGCTAATAAACAACGGCAAAATGGATGCAAAGGAGGTTTGGGACACTGCGACTTCGGATAAATACCAGGCCCTAACCCATATAAATCAATTCTGGCGTGATAATCACAAATATCCAACTCAGGATGCGTCGCAGACAACCGATACTGAACCACCTCAAAGCCCGTATCCTGCATCAAATCACGTGCGGTTTGATCCGTAAACGCCCGATGCAACTCAGTTTGAGCAATCCGATTTGCAAAATATCGATTACGCTCATAAAACGCTACTTTTAACTGTTTTGTCAGTCGATCTATACCCGCTCCGTCTCGCAACGCATCTAAAGCCTGCAAATACGCCGCTTTTAAAGCCGGTGTTTTTAACTGATTGGCTTGCAGGCGGGCATATAATTGCGCCAGCTCAGGGCCAATGAGCGCATCATCCGCCAACGCCCGTAACTGTCGGCCCACATAACCGCTATTCCACAAATCAGCAAACGCCTCATCATCCCCAAACGCAGCCCTTAAATACTTAGGCAATGGCGCTTTAACCTGTAACGGCTCCCGTTTTCTAAACTCATAACCTTCATAAAGCCGTAATGCCAATTCACGCGCATTTTGAAAACCTTGAACGTGATCCTCAATCAGTTTGACGGTTGTTGCAGTCACCTGCCGACTGTTCTCATACAAACGATCCGACAACGTCACATCCCCCACTGTCATCTCTCTTAATTCCGCTTTTCCGATCGATGACACCAACAACGCATTGAACGCCCGCAACAACTCATCTTCATACTCACCATTGAATTGCTGCTGTGCTTTGCTCACGGCGGATCGTGCATTCGTTCCCATCGCAATATCCGCCAGCATCTGCGTAAACGCAGCCAATGCCACCCGATTGATTTGAGCCGCCGTATTATTTAAATTTGCAAAATGCTCTAATTCATTCATCAGATATTGACCTGCATCGAGCGTTTACCCTCATAAGGCGGGTGGATGTAACCGTCTAAACTATAGCGCATTGCATCAATGCAATTGTGAACTAGAACTCCGTTTGCAAAATATTCATGCTGCCCATCTACAGATAAATCATAAACTTTTTTTATCACTCCATCGTTTATGCATTGCGCACGACTTCGAGCAAGTAATCTTGTCTGAATATTTGTTGACCATAAAATCTTTTTTGCACCACTCGCAATTTCGGATAATGTCGTCAATTCCTGAGTCTCTTCTATATGCTGACTTACATGCGTTTGAGCAAAATTTGTCTCTATGACCAATTGCTTTTGTTTTGAATGACGCGGAGCAATATAAGCATTTTTTATCAATTGGCTCAAAATTCTGATAGGCCATTGCACCAATTTCCATATGCTTTTCACGCCCTTCTCGACTACTATGCCAAGCTTTTGTAAGCGGTCTAATTTTTTCAAGATGCTGCCTAGTTCTTTCTTTATTGCATTTCCTCGAATGCCATTCCTTTGAATGATTCGACAAATGACATTTATAGGTAATGCACTCAAGATTTGAAATATCGTTATTATCTGGATTGCCATCTTTATGATGGATGTGAAAATATTTTGGTATATCCCCATTATGGTCAATCCATATCTGTCTATGTAGCCAAATTGTCCCTCCTGTAACAGACCTCTTGTAATAAACTCGATCAGACCGTCTACTGCTGTTTGGGTATCGTCTATATATTTTCTCGCGATATTCAAAAACTTCAACATCAACCATTTTCTTGATCCTGACAATATTAATATATCATCATTATATCGTAATGCGTCAACAGGAGCAAAACCGCGATTATTTACATAAATTAAATGATCATGAGTGAGCCGTAATTCATTTTCACCATACTTCAATAAAACAGTTTCTTTTAAGCCGTTATTCCATGTTTTTGTTACAGGCCGGTATCCTGCACGTGTCAGCACGTAATCACCAGATTTTATATCCTCGATAGGAACCAAGCCTATTTTTGTTTCTATCAGTGTGCCCTCAGATATACAGTGATTAAATGCATCCACCACCACCGGCAAAACCTCATCCGTCAAACGATCCCGTTTAAAACTATACAACCGGCATTCCTCAATCAAGGCTTTGCATCGCGGATGAATCACAATTTGGTCAAACGAGCGTAAATAAGCAATGCCATCTTCCACGCTCCCCGGCCACTTTTTAGCCGCTTGCACATTCAACCCCCTGCGTCGCATCGCGCTAATCGTTTCCGGTCGAGATGAATCCGCTTTAATCGGCCATTGGTCAGCGCCTGGCACTTGCTTAAACAGCTCCGGTAAATCTTCAATATCTACCCCGTATCCGAACACCGCATAATCAATATAAAACTTTTTATCCCGAATAAACCCTCGCGTGATTGCTGTCGGGTCTTGCGCAAAACCCCAGTCTGCGCCGAAGAAAAAACGCTCCTCTTTGCCCGCTGTAAATTCCTGAACCGTCCATTTGTCTTTTAAAATTTGTGCATCACTGTTTGACCAATAATACCCATCCCAAATATGCGCATACAACCCAGAATCCATTGTCTTTTGTGCGTGCTGCCGCTGTTCTTCCAGCACATCTGGAAACCACGGATTATCTGAGTAATTGACCTTCGCTATCGCACTGCGCGGCGGGGTGTTTTGAATAAAACGTTCATCGACGGGGCTGTTTTCGGTGCGTGGGTTCCAGATGACCCAGATTTCAGACTTTGGCGCTCGGATGGTGGGTTCTAAATCCAACCAACTGGCCTCAGGAATATCCTCAGCTTCTTCGACAATGCAAAGGTCAATCTGAGCCATCGACTTAATACTCCCCATATTATGACGCAAACCCCGAAAGATAAACTCCGTGCCGTTTTTACCGCGCAGATAATCCACGCCAATCTCATAATGCGCTTCTAAAAATGGCACCGATTGAATCGCGTTTTTTAATTCGGCATGAAACGATTCTTTAATCGAAACCTGCAACTCTCGAGTACATAAAATCCGCAACTTTTCCCGATACCCAGCCAAAGCCGCCATGAGCGCGAAGGCATACGACTTGCCTGACCCCCTCCCCCCATAAGCACATCGGTATCGAACCGCCCCGCGTTCCGGCAAAAAGACATCAGCAAACACATCACCCAACTTAATCTGGTCGGACAAACACCACCTCAACCGGTCTTAAACTGCCATCGCTGTTCGTAATATCATGCTTAACGGGTTCATTAAAACCATGCATGGCGTTAATCTCTTTAACTGCGGCCACCCGATCTGAGTTCTTATCCCCATGACTGGCAATCTCAGCTAAAATCTCAACCGATTGCGCCCGCGTCCAAATTCCTTGTTCCGCCAGTTCTTGCTTAATCTCATCTATCCTTGGTGAAACCTTAGACGCCAATGCCGAAGCATTTGACCAAATCGTATTCTCTTTTAAATCACTGGCATTCTTTTTAATTTGTCGATAAGCGTCTGAATAACTGGTTCCATTCGCCACTAACTGCGCAAATCTTTCTTCTCTCGCATTTAGTTTCATCGCTGATGCTCAATCTTCGGCAGGTCTTTAATGCTGAAATACTGCTCACACGGCACACAGTACGCCTGGTTGCTGCCGTAAAAGTACGACAAATTTTTATTGCCACACTTTGGGCATTGATGTTCACTCATGATCCATTTCCTCTGGATAATCTTCATGGCCGCAATACGGGCATTTAAGCTTCTGCAACACGAAATCCCCGATGCTCCACCACATTGAACACTTCATGCACATGAAATGATGCAGTTGTTCGACGCTGTACTTAATCATCAAAATCACCAAAAAAATGACGATAGAACAGATTAATCGCTAAAACCGCCACAAGTGGTAGGGCAATCAACAAAAACGCCGCTATGCTTAAAAATTTAAGAATTTCGTGCATAATCACCACGCCCAATAAAAAACAACAGATGCAATCAATACAAAAACCACAACATTATTCACCAGTGCTTCCAAAGCCACCCTCCCCGCGTTCGGTTTCTTGACTGAATGATTCAACTTCGGTGAAATAGCTCAGACTGGTTAACGCCGGCGCAATCATCAATTGCACGACACGAGCATCCGGTTGAATGGTGACAATTTCATTCGATAAATTAATTAACGTTGCTAAAATCTCACCCTGATAGTCTGCGTCAATGATTCCAATTCCGTTGGCTAAACTAATCCCACGAGCACCCCAGCTTGAACGGATCGCCAACTGACCCATTAACGACCTGTTTTTAATAAACATTGCAATGCCAGTCGATAGCTTAAAAATTTGACCCGGATACAACGTCAGCGGTTCATCAATCATCGCGTGTAAATCCACCGCCGCGCTATCTTTGCTTCCGCGTGTTAATTTAGCGCGCGCGTCTAATTTCTTAAATTCGATTCTGTGTATTTGCATCATTCCCCCGTCAATTCTTTATCCACCAGCGTGGCGTAACCGGCAATATCCCGCCATGAATCAAAATAATCCGGATCACCATTGAGAATACGCCCGATCTTATGCGCAATCATTTCTAACGCTTCGGTTTGATACGGGGCCAAATCATTCCAGCGCCGTCCGCTTTGCATCACGATTTTGATGTTTTGCGTCAAAACCGCATGGTCGCAGAAATCACCGTACCGATTGCCACGTTCTTTCAGCGTCGCTTCCAACTCGCTGTCTTGTTTCATCTTCGACTCATAACGCCATGCTTCTTCTGTCATTTCAATCCTCGGTACGTTGTACAAGTTCACCGGCGGCAACCAAAAATCAGGCCACTTAATGCTCATCATCTAAACGACTGACTAGCAAATCGACTGCAAAAACGATTTGTTCAAAAATCTGGCTGGTAAAATCATCCCCGCTTCGCATCAAATACCCCTCAACCTGCGATAGCACCCGCACAATATCCATCGCTTCTTTTCGATCCAGCTCAATCATAAATTAAACATCCCCCATAAAATCCCAATTGCAATCGCTGACACCCACACACACACGGCCATCAGCAAATGACCTTCAAACACAACTCGATTCTCGGATTTGTCTTGTCCGGTTTTTCTCTTTTGATCCACAATTCCTCCACTTGCTTGTCATCCACCCACACCCCCGCCAGCGTTAACGCATCAAACACCGCTTTTGGGTAATTATCTAAATCTCGTTTCCTTCTATCCTTCGGGAACACCCGCATAGACACCGATACCGGCTCACTTAAACCTGGCGCCACTTTACCCAGTAATTCCACCATCGTTTTTTTATACGCCTTGCCCTCCGGACTGATCACCGTATGCCCCCTAAAATGGCGGTAATAGCGGTTATTGCTCGGTGGGATCGGGATCGATGCCTCAAAGGTGGTCATACAGTTGTAGATTGATGTAATCGTTAAACGTATCCTGACGCGCCACGGTCAGCGGATCAGGTGATTCATACAGACAACTGGCTAAACGAATCGCCACCCGTTCTGCAAACGCTTCTCGCACCGCATAATTCGGCGCTGGCCGGCCCGCTTTTTTACAGCGAGCCACAAACCAGGCAATGTCTTGTTCCCAGGCGTCCATGATCAAAAACCTATGGCATCATTTTCTTTATGCCATGCTCGATGACATTCAGAACATAACCATCGAACAGACAATGGTTGATTGTAATCATCATGATGACCTTCAATCCTCACTCCCGTCTTTCCGCATTCAGAACACATTTTTTGTTTCATTAAATTTCCCTTCTTAATCGCATTATTTACCTGATTAATCACTTGTCGTTTTTTCGAATTATTTAAAACCCATTTTCTTTTTGCCCTGTTATGGGCCTCCTTGCCCTGTTCTGTATTTGAATAGGATTGTCTGGCTTCCACTCTATCTGGATTGTTTGCCCTGCTTCTGTCATATTCAAGATAATAATCTAAGTTTTTAAGTCGATTTTCTTGAGTATCTTTTTTATTGCATTCCTTACACTTGTTTAAATGACCATCACCCATAGCCTTATGTTTATAAAAATCATTTAATGGTTTTTTCTCATTACACTTAAAACAAGTTTTCATCCTATTCACCTAAAATCATTTAATTTTTTAACCGTCGCTAAATGTAACGACTTAGTTAAAAGGTATATCATCTTCAAAGTCTTCATCTTTCGCCGGTGCGGATTCTGATCCATTGCTTTTTGCCGGTGCATCGTCATCGTCAAAAATCGACACCATCAAGTTATCGCGGATGTCTTTGCCGTTTTGACGGTTCATGATGTTTTGCAGCATCAAACAACCGGCCAGATTCACCGTCGGGTCAATCAACACAAACTCGTTATCGTCTTTTTTGATGATTGATCCCAAACGCACATAGCGCCCCTTTTTCTCCCCGTCTCGGTTTGTGTATTCACCGGTTTTAATCACTAAGCGTTTAGCCATTGAGTGTGCCTTTTTTGCGTGGAGCAAATCGCCCCTGTTTTAAAATTAACTCGCCGTTCATTTCGACCGCCAGCGCCTCCGGTTTCCCGAAGGTCGCATTGAAAGCGGTTAAAAACTCAGCGAGTGGTGGTTCTTCGGTTTGTATCCGGCTCCAGACCTCGGCCCGATTTGTGCGTTCAGCCTGTACCGCCTGTGCAGCGGCTTCGGCTTCTCGCTCGGCCTTGATTCGGGCTTTGGCTTGGAGTCGGGTTAAGCTTTCTTGCAGACTATCCATGCATCTCCTTCAAAATGGCATCCGCTAAATCCATGCTGAACTCAACCCCGAATTTATCAATGATCTTTTCAGCGGCGGTTGTGGGTTTCGTGTACTGCGTGATCCGATAGCCATCCACTTTGCGTTTAGGTTTTTGTTCCATTTTTGAAGTTATAACTTCATTTTTGGAACAATCCCTATTGATGGTTGCAACACCAACACCCAACACCTCAGCCGCTTCCCGTTGAGTCATGCCGTCATTTATAACTTCTATTTGGATTTCCTGAAAAATCTTCATAAATGGCCGCCCATAAATCACGTCTAGGCACAAACACACATTCGGAATGGTAATTATTTCCATTGCTTCTATATGTTTTTTGTTTTGCCTTCTTATAAACTTTTGACCATGCTGTAACTCGTTTAGAAAAAGCAGCCAACAACATAGGAAACGGAATCAACATCCAACGCCCTGTCTCTTTCCAAAACCATAAAATATAATCTGTCCTTTTTTCCTGGTTTAACGTCCAACCTTTGATATTTTTTTCGACAACCGAAAATGTTTCTAAGGCAATATCATCAAATCCTTTGAGCGCCCAATCTTCTTCTCTAACTTTACAATCAATACCTAAATGCTTTCCGCTTTCATGCTCAACCCAAAAGTCAACGCCATTCCGATCATTCTTCTCGTGTGATGGGTTTACATTAAGCGCACCTGGAATCTGATCTAACAGTATTTTTTCAATGGATATGTTTTCAGAAGCACCTTGACTCATTGCCAGTCTTTCATCAAATTCATAAACAATCGGCTTACTTAATTCCATTTTCCCCCCACGAAGACCAGTCTTTTCTATCTCCCCTTGAAAACAGTTCCAAATATGGCCCATGACTACAAGACTCGACCAAATCATAAAATTCAACCGGTTTTGAGCTATGGCCATTTTCACCTCTCGGTGCATCAAATCGAGTTCCAACATCTTTCCTTTTCAGTTCCAATGATCCTTTAACACCAAACAAAACATGCTCAGTTTGCCCCCTAAAATAATTTCCCATACCAAATGATGGTTTGACCCAAGTTAAACATGTGATATATCTAAAGCCCCATTTTTCTAATAGCTGAAAACCTTTTGGCAATGACCTATTTGTGATCCATAAATAGATATGCGAATCATCCATTGCCAAATCGTTAACCGGTAAATCCATCAATTTATGAATAGACAATGTTTGATAATCCGGTTTTGCCCGTCCTAATTGATCGTTATCCCCTTCATCTCCCCAATCCCATGGCGGGTCAATGACAATCGTTGGAAACTTTGCATCTATCTTTAAAATGTCAGAATCAGCACGAGACTCAATTTTTTCCCGGTTTTCTTGCCTTTTTTGCTCACGCTGTTCTTCTTTCATTTCGCGTTTTGCTTGTGGCAATGTTTTTTCACCATCTTTGATTTGCTTAAAAACTTCAGGTCTTTCTTGCTGAATTTTCTTTGCATCGGACACATACTTGCCACCAACTCCAACGGCTTTGGCGGCTTGGTCGCGTGACTTGGTTTGTTCTTTCGGTTCTGGTGTGGATTCACTTGGTGGCAAAATTGCCACAATGTTATCTTTCTTCAAATCAGTCCGCTCACCCTGCCTTTTCTTCGCCTCGGCTTCAAACAACGGCAACAATTCAACAGCGGCGGTGGCTTTTTGGCTTTGGCTCAAATGGCGACGTTTTAAATTCAAAGAAACAACAAAATTTAATGGATCATCCCCTTCATAATCTTTAGTGACAGGATCAACACCCACATCTTGACAGGCTTTAAACCTATTTCTTCCGTCTAAGATTTTTCCTTCATAGAGACAGATCGGCTCTAGCAATCCGTTTTGTTTAATGTCTTGTTTTAATGCAACAAACTCATCAGGAGACATTAACGGAAAAATATCAGCGTATGGATGTGTTTTATATTGCATAACTATTTCCTGTCATTGTTTCAATTCCGGTTGTTTGATATATTTCTTCTGTCATTAGTTACACCTCGTGTGTGTAGTTGATGAAAGTCTGCGGCGGTGATGACTGCACTTGCCGCAGGCGTTATAAAACCGCCTTAATCCCCCGAATCGCCTCCAAAGCCGCTTCCTTGTTCCTCGGTTTCGGCAATCCGCGTTTAAAATACCGATACGCCGCGCCCTTATGTCGCCAGTCTTCTGGGTTTCTCGGTTTTGCCAATTCGATAAACTCCGCAATCGACGGGGGCCAGGTTTTTTCTTTGCGGCAACGGTACAAACCCAGCTTGATTTCATCACCGGTTAATTCCGCTAAGGCTTCGCCCCATTCCTGGCGATGCTTGACCATATCGGTCTCCGATTCAAACTGCTGCAAAAAGCGATTGCCATAGATGGCTTTAAACCGGTCAAAGAGAGCCGTTTGCCAATGCTCCGGCAATGGCTTCTCGGTGGTGCTGGTCGATGGCCGCGCTGATTTTTGATCGCTGATCGCGTCGGGTTTCTTGATGAGTTGTTGAATGGGTTTCATAATGCTTTCCGTTGACTTTGTTTCTGTCTTGTTCTTTGGCTAACCAGTTCGTGATAAATGCCTTAACGCCGGTTTTCGTCTTTCGGCGTTTTTGATTTGAATCTAACCAGCCAATCATCTTGCGGATTTCTTGCGACACATCGACCGCCGGATAAAGCTCGGTGTAGTAGTCAATGTCGTGCTGGGTAATCGCGTGGTAGGTGTGTTTTTGATTGAGCGGTAAATTAAAAATAATCGGGCTGTCGTCTTTGTCGGTCTTGAGCGGTAGCTCAGGACAAGAATTCTCCGTAGGAGAATTACTCTCTGGAATCAGGTTAAGGGAATCAGGAATCAGGGCGTTCTTGTCTGATTCTTGCACCGTGCTTGCACCGTTCTTGTCTTGTGCTACGGTTTCACCCTTCTTAAAAAGCCTTATTTTTCCTGTGCATAGACCATTTTTTCCCCGCTCGTGCGAAGTATAAAAACCGTCCTTATCAGGTAAGTCTGAATCTTGTTCTTTACCGTGTGGTGTTTGATGTTCTAAAAAATTTAGGATCACAATCACTTTTTTTCCGTCTGCGACATACCTTTCGATAAATCCCCAATGCTCTAACTCTTGCAAGCACTGTTCTATATCCATATTGTCATACGGGAATAATTCGCCTTTGATCCGTTTAGGCCGATCTTCTAAACGACCCTCTCTGTCAGCCAGCATCCACAGCCCTGGGAACATTAATCTCGTCCATAAAGAACACTCGGCCAAATCTTCATTTTTATAAAACCCTGGTTTTATATTTCTACTTCTAGCCATGTTCACCATCCGCTTCTTTTCTTCTTTGGCGAATCTTTTTCAACCTTTCTTTTGTATATTCTTTGAAATCATCTATGCATCCGGATATTCGATCTGGGTATTTATCAATAATGAAATACAACAAATTTTTTACATCTGCTGGATATAAATCATTTTCAATAAGTGCTTTTGTAAAAGCAGGGCTACATGTGCCTAAATCGGTAGCGTCAATGCAATTTTGAAAGGGTAAATAATCACACTCTCTACAATAGCCAAATAGTCTTATTACAATATCTATTGCCTCATACACGTCGATATTAAAAAATTCTCTTTCTTTGTTAATACGCAGGTGGCTTATTTCGTCATGCACATCTTCTTCTAGCGAATAACAGTCTTCGCAATAAATCTCAAATTCGAGATTAAAAGGCATAGGGATACCTGATTTTCCTGCGCTATATAACTCCTTAGCCCTATTTCTCCCACCGTGCTTTGATCTGCCAATTTTCACAATACCTGGCATTGCCGGATTGCTCAGGATGTAAACGTATCCGTTATATTTATTCATCGTTATCACCGTTCTAACACCGTAAAAAAATAATGCGGAAATGCGTTACGGTGATACGCACGTTCGGGAGCTACCCTATCCGCATTAGTTAAAAACTCAGTTCTGATCGTTCTTAGAGTTCTGTAGATTTCCAAACGCTTTTGACATAAGCTCAAACTGACGCTGTTTTTCATTGAGGTATTGGTCAATGATGTGTTCGCCCATTTCAGATAACGACTTGTTTTCCAGCTCCGCTAAAACCAGCACCCTGGCTTTCTTCTCAGATGAAATGTGGATATTGATGGATTCAGTTTTTTTATCGCTCATCAGTCAGTTCCAAAAAAAAGACCGCATCCTTGCGGTTAACGAAGGTCATATGAAACGCGCCGACTATTACCGCCGCCGGCTGGGCGGTTTATTCTGATAACTCTTTACACACGCTAACGAGTTTGTAAGCGTGGAGCGGTGGCACAAATTGCCGCTTTCTTTTTATCCAAATCGAAATATTGTTCGGATCGATACCCAGCAACCGACTCAGATTGGCTTTACTTCCAGCAAATTCAATGGCCCGGTCAACTCTCACTTTGGGCGCTTCAATAGGGGTTTGTATCTCTTTCATCTAAACTTCAAAAAAATTAAGATCGATTCAATTATACACAAAAGCAATTAAAATAAAATAAGTTTTATTTTTTCTTTGACAAGTTATAAAATTTATTTTAATATTTTAACCCATGGATCAGGAAAGCAGGGAAATGCAGGGCAGTGCATCGCACTGCATCGCAGGGCAATGCAAAGCATAGCAACTCAAAGCAACGCGGATTACCGATTCGCTGAGTCGGTAATACCGAGTCGGTTTTGACTCATGGAGATATAGCATGGATGCAGCTCATCACACAGGTGATTCAGCCGGGCCGATTGTCACGCAAATCCAAACCCGGCAGTCAGCGATGGAGTCACTACCTTGCAGAACGTACTCCAGCTCCAGGCGCAAACCGATTAGCCCACGTTACGGGCGGACATTCACGGCCACGGATGGCGACTTTTGAGGAGAAGATCATGGCTAAATTTGAAACGACGGTCATCGTTAATGACCAAGAACACGAGGCCGAGGTTGAGTTTTACCACCAACCCGAAGAACAACAAACACTGGAACACCCAGGCTGTGATGAAAGCGCGCATATCGAGCGCGTCATTATCTGGATCGGTGCTTTGAAGGTCGATCTGCTTGATCCCATGTACGCATGGATTCTGAACGCTGACGACCTGGCGCTGCTGGAAACCGAAGCCCTTGAATCGGTAACGGATCAGGAGTGCTACTGATGGACATGAGCAAAGCAACGGCCAAACAAAAAATCAATCTGGCTTTGGATGAAGTGCGTCAAGTGCTGATGGAGTTAGGCCACACAGACGCCAGAATCAATCTGGCGGAAATGGAGATCGCCGGACAGGCCGCGCTTGATCTGCTGCAACACGAAGCCATTGAAGAACAGGCCAGAATATTAACCAGTTTTAGGAGTATGTCAGCATGACCGTCATTACACAAAAACAAGCCGACGGCTGGATGGTCGTCTGTCACAACCAAAGCAAAACCATTTTTTCACGCTGCAAAGACAGCGACCGCAAACGGGCGTTTAAATTAGCGGCTCGTGGATTCTGGCAACTGGTCAATGGGGAACACGCATGAATCAAAAAACCATCACAATCAAATATACGTCATATAAATCTGGCCATGATCCTAAAGACATGCTGGAAACGG